CCCTATTGACAAAATAGTCAAAGGTAATAATACAAGTAATAATACTACAAGTAATAATATAACTATAAAGGAAAAATTTATTTCTGAAGTTATGAGTTTTGATTATCCTAAAAGTATGTTAGAAGACTTTATTAACTATTGGACTGAAGGAAAAAAGAAAATGAGATTTCAAAAACAGTCTACATTTGAAATAAAATTACGATTATTGCGTTGGGCGAAAAATGAGAATAAATGGAACAAAACAAAACCTACAATGTCAAAGCTAGATAGTCAAATAAATGCTTGGCAAGAAGCAAAGAAATTGATATGAAAAAAGAAAAAAGATTTTTAGAAAATGTTATTTTTCTATTAGATAAAATGAAATTAGAATTACAAGAAAAAGAAAATAAGTGCAACGATGGTAGAATGCTAATAAGAATTGGTCATAGGATTTCGGCTATTCATAAAGTAAAACATTATATTCGTCAAAGAATTAAAGACGAGGATATACCTGAATGTATAAGATATGGAAAAAGTACAGATTTTTTATATAATTTAAAAAATGAAGATTAATGATACCATTAAAAAAAGAAAATTTAAAAGAACTAACTGAAAAGGTTTTAGACTTAGTAGCTAAGACAAGTGTAGAAATAGGACATAAAACTGATCCTCAAACTATGGCTAGTCTTAGTAAGATATTTGCTAGTGATTTAATAAAAGAAAATAGATTTAAAAACTTATACCTATATCAAATACAAGACGCTTTTAGATTAGGAGTAAGATTTGGTAAAGATGAACCGTTTTTAAATATTAGAACATTTTATAAATGGGTGTATGCACATAAGAAAGTTATAGATCAAGCATATTATGAAGTACATACATTAAATAAACCAGCAGCAGAAGTACCATATTATCAAGAACCTAAAAAATTATTAAAATGAATGTATTAGAATTATTTGCTGGCAGCAGAAGTTTTAGTAAAGTAGCAGAAGAATTAGGACACAAAACTTTTACAAGTGATATAAAGGCATTTGATAAAATAGATTATGTAACAAATATATTAGAATTTGATTGCACAAAAGTACCTTTTAAACCTGATGTAATTTGGGCTTCACCACCTTGTACTTTTTTTAGTGTAGCAAGTATTGGTAAACATTGGAATAAAGATAATACACCAAAAACAAAAGAAGCAGTGTTAGGTTGTCAAATAGTTGTCAAAACTTTACAAATAATAGAACAATTACAACCAAATTATTTTTTTATTGAAAATCCAAGAGGTAAACTAAGGAAGTTAAGTTTTATGCAAAAATTACCAAGAGCAACAGTTACATATTGTCAATATGGAGATACAAGAATGAAACCTACTGATATTTGGACAAATCACTTATTGTCTAATGATTTATTTGATGAAAATAAATTACATGGCTGGACACCTAAACCTATATGTAAAAATGGTGATAATTGTCATGTAGCAGCACCTAGAGGTTCACAAACAGGAACACAAGGGCTGAAAAACAATTATGAAAGAAGTAAAGTACCATATAAATTATGTTTAGAAATTTTAAAATCAATATAATATGAAAACAAAAGAAATTATAAAAACATTATTAACTGAAAACCCACAATTAAGAGATAGTGATGCAAAATTAAAATGTAGGTTTTGGACAAACGAATTAAAAACTAAAGGTATTGATACAAAACAAATAACTGCACATGAATTTTTAGTAATGCTATCACAAAACAAATTACATAATGCAGAAGGATTAACTAGGATGCGTAGAAAGGTACAAGAGGAAAATGAACATTTAAGAGGTGATTTATATAAAGAAAGACAAACTACACAACAAAACAAAATGAAAGCTAAATTAGGTTATAATATAAAATTGAGTTGTGAAATACCAAATAAAAAACCCTATGTAATAGGTAAATACGATGAGTATTAAAAAATCTATAAGCAAACTAAAAAAAGAGTTAGATAAATACTTTAGTTTGTACATACGTTTGCGTTCGGCTACAAACGAGGGTATAGTACAATGTTTTACTTGCGGTAAAATAGGTCACTATAAAAAGGGTGGTATGCAATGCGGACACTTTCAAAGTAGAAGGCATCATGCAACAAGATGGAATGAATGGAACTGTCAAGTACAATGCGTAAAATGTAATATGTTTGAACAAGGCGAACAATGGAAGTTTGGACTAAATATAAATGCTAAATATGGTGAAGGCACAAGCAAAGAACTACAATTTTTAGCACAAACATCTATAAAGAAAATGAGGGTTGAATATGAAGAAGATATACGATATTATAAAACACTTGTTAATAACTTAAAAAAAGAAAAAGGAATTGACTAAATAATTTTTTATATTTGAGATATGAAAAAAATAATATATGCTAACAAAGAACATGAAGTTATAGTTAGTAATTATATTACAATGATAAAAGAATTTGTTAGAGATGTATCTAATGATTTAAGATGGAAAAATTATAACCAAGTGTTTGATATAATTGTAGATTACCACAACAATTATGGTAAAAACACAAAAGAAAATAATTATTGGGATTGGTTAATGATATTACCAATAAACCTTTCTGTAATGACAAATGGCTTTTTAGCTGCAATAGAAACGAAAAGAAATAAAACATTAGTAAATTCATATAGAGTTTTAATAAATGAAATGCTGCATGATGTAGTAGAAAAAATAGAAAAATTAGAACCTTACAATGAATGATATATATAATATATTAGCAAAATTATTACCTAAATATAAAGGTGTTGCTGCTTTATATACAAAAGATAAAAACGAAATAGATGATAGTGTACAAGAACTTTTCTTGTATCTGATGCAAATGAACGTACAAGTATTAAAAGATATATATGAAAGAGATGGTGAAGAAGGTTTATTAAAATATGGTGCAGTTGCTTTAAAAAGAGCATTAACAAGTAAAAGATCAGCATATTATTATAAATACAAAAAGTATTATGCAAATCTTATTAATTTAAGTTACAAAACAACTACTACACAAAACAATTATTACAAAAGCATATATAATATAGCACAAGAAGTAGAAGAAGATATAAAAGAAAAAAACATACAAAAAATAGAAGCTGAACTAAGTAAGTTACATTGGTACGATAAAAAAGTATTTGAACTATATTATGAAGGCCATACATTAGATAGTTTAGCTAAAGAAACTAAAATTAGCAGAAACAGTTTGTTTACTACAATAGATAAGGTAAGAACTATATTAAAAAAAGAATTAGTTAATGAATAGGTTTTTTACAACAGATGAAGTATATAAAGATAGATTAGATATATGCAGAAGTTGTATTTATTATTTTAAACCAACAGGACAATGTAAAAGATGTTTATGTTTTATGAAAGTAAAAGCACGATTAGCACCAATGGCTTGTCCTGAAAAATATTGGAATAAAACAACTACAATAGAAACACCTAAAGGATTACCTGAAGAAATAATAGAAGAAGTAAAAAAAGTATATCCTGATATAAAAAATGGTAGAGCAAAAAATCAAGAAGTAAAAAAAAGAATGATAGAACTATACAATACAATACATCAAACTAATTATAGTACAGGTACTAATTGTAGTAGTTGTTTGAGTAGTTGTTTAAACGGAATAAAAGATATTTATAATTTATACAAATCATGATAGAATTTTTAAGACACGCAACAGGACTATGCGGTGAACCTCATCCAAGTTTATTAACTTTGTTATTTGGAACACCAATAATTAGTTATTTATTAATCAAATTTAAAAACAAAAAGAAATGAGTACATTTTTAGGAATTATAGTAGGTTTTTTCGTGTTTGCTTTTATACTTATAAGCTATTTAGAATATAGAGCAGGTTTACACGAAATGCACAAACTAAAAGACAATTTAAAAAAATATGAAGAAGAAGAAGAAAATAAAAATACCTAATTACTACATTGGTAAAGTATATGGTTATGAAGCACGAAAGATTATAGAAGATTATGATCTAGGTTTTAATGTTGGTAATGCAGTAACATATCTTTTAAGAGCTAACAACAAACACAAAACACCAATAGAGTGTATAGAAAAAGCTATAAACCATTTATATTTTGAATTAGAGAAAATAAAGAATAAAAAATGACTTTATACAAATGTGAATGTGGTGAAGTAGAAAAAGAAATAAGTAAATCTACTATTGTATTAAGAGAAGGAAGATGGGTTGTTAAAGAAGCACTATGTGATTGTGGTAAGTATATGGAAAGTGAAATAGTAGAAGGTATGCCTGATTTAATAAGAACAGAACCTACACTTAGCAAAAAACGTGATATGCTTTGGGATAGTGCAAAAGAAAAACTAATAGGAGAAAGAGGTGTTAATGAAGATTTTAAATAATGAACATAACTAACGAATGTAATATGAAGTTAATGTCAAGGTATAAAAATAATTATTTTGACTTAGCAATAGTTGATCCTCCTTATGGAATAGGTTTTGATGGCAACACAACAGTAAAGGGCAAAAGTGGTAAAGCAAATACATTTTCAAATAAACAGCATCATAAAAAAAAGGGTTGGGATGAAAATAGACCCTCTAAAGAATATTTTAAAGAATTACAAAGAGTAAGTAAAAATCAGATTATTTGGGGAGGTAATTACTTTGCAGATTTATTACCTTCAAAAAAGGGTTGGATATATTGGGATAAAAAAATAACAAATTCAAATAATAAAAACTATTCAGATGGAGAATTAGCTTGGAGTTCTTTTAATTGTATATTAAGAAAATTTACATATGATTGGATTGGATTTGGTTATTTAAATAATCCTCAAAAACAAAAGAAAATACATCCAACAGAAAAACCAATAACTCTTTACGAATGGCTATTAATGAACTATGCAAAAAAAGGTGATAAAATTTTAGATACTCATTTAGGAAGTGGTAGTATAGCAATAGCTTGTCATAACTTAGGTTTTGAATTAACAGCTTGTGAATTAGACAAAGAATATTACGAATCAGCAATGAAAAGAATAGAACAACACAAAGCACAAAAAAGAATATTTTGAAATTTGTAATAAAGGATAATAAAGATAAGCAAAGTCTGATAAAGTATCTTAAAGAATTAGGTAATGATTATGTAGTTGAGGTTAAAAAACAAAAAAACAATAGATCAATGATGCAAAACAATTATTATTGGAAATGTATAGTACAAGTATTAGCAGAAGAACTAGGTTATTTTAATGATGAAATGCACGATACATTAAAGGTTAAGTTTGCAAGTGAATGGCAAAGCATAGAAGTGAACAATAAAACAATAGGACTACAAACAGTAAATAGTACTGCACGTATGAACACTAAAGCATTTGAAATATATGCAGAAACAATACGTATATGGGCATTGAGTGAATTAAACATAAGATTAATGTTACCAAATGAATATAACTAATTTCTATAATATATTATGGATAACGAACAAAAACGTACACAACTAAATAAACAGAAACTAATAGAGGCACTAGAAGTATCATTAGGTATAGTTACTGAAGCTTGTGATAAAGCACAACTAAGTAGAACACAACATTACAAGTGGTATAAAGAAGATGAAGATTATCGCAAAGCAGTAGATAGTATAGAAAATAAATTCATTGACTTTGCAGAAACACATTTAAAGAAACAAATAGAAAAAGGTAGTACACAAGCAACAACATTTTTTTTAAGAACTAGAGGTCGAAAAAGAGGTTATGCAGAAAAACAAGATATTGATATTACAAGTGGTAATGAACCAATAAAAATAAATATCAATCTTGGAGATTAATCCACAATTTACTATAACACAAAAGAAGTGTTTAAAATATTTATTTGACAATAAAACAAAAGAAGTATTATTTGGCGGAGCAGCTGGTGGTGGTAAATCATGGATAGGTGTAAGTTATTTAATATTGATGTGCTTACAATATTCTAAGACTAGATATTTAATGGGTAGGTCAAAATTAGACGCACTAAAGAAAACAACACTAAATACATTTTTTGAAGTATGTTCAGCTTGGGGTGTAAAAGCAAATGAACATTATAATTTTAATGGTTCTAGCAATGTTATTACATTTTATAATGGTAGTGAAATAATACTTAAAGATTTATTCTTATATCCATCAGATAGAAATTTTGACAGTTTAGGATCATTGGAAATAACAGGTGCATTTATAGATGAAGCAAATCAAATTACAGAAAAAGCAAAGAATGTAGTAGCTTCAAGGTTAAGATATAAATTAGATGAAAACGATTTAATACCTAAATTACTAATGACTTGCAATCCTGCAAAGAATTGGGTATATACATCATATTATAGACCAGCACAAGAAAACAAACTAAAAGCACATAAACAATTTATACAAAGTTTAGTTACAGATAATGAATATATATCTAAGCATTATGAGAAGCAATTATTTGAATTAGATGAACTTACTAAGCAACGTCTATTATTTGGTAATTGGGAATATGATGCAACACAAGATAGCTTAATAGATTATAATTCTATACTTAGTTTATTTGAATCTAAAGGAATTAATGGTGATAAATACATAACTTGTGATGTAGCACGTTTTGGAAGCGACAGAACGGTTATTATGTTGTGGGAAGGGTTACACCTTAAATATATTAAAACTATGCTTAAATCGGCTATAAACGATATTGTAGAGGAAATTAAGAAGTTACAACAAGAGAATCAAGTAGCATTAAGAAATATAATAGTAGATGAAGATGGAGTAGGTGGTGGTGTAAAAGATTATCTAAGATGTCAAGGATTTATTAATAATGCAAGAGCATTAAAAAACGAAAACTATCAAAACCTTAAAACACAATGTTACTATAAACTCGCAGACCTTATAAATAAAAGTCAATTAGGTATTACTTGTAACAACATAAATACCAAAAACGATATAATAGAAGAACTAGAACAAGTAAGAACTAAAGATGCTGATAAAGATAATAAATTACAGATACTATCGAAAGACGCTGTTAAAGCTATTATAGGTCGTTCACCAGATTATGCAGATGCTTTAGCTATGCGTATGTACTATGAGGTAGATAGTAATTATGGTAGGTATTTTGTACAGTAAACTAAATATTAATTTTTTCTATATATAATTATGAAAATAAATGTTAGGAAGAAAGGTAAGGTAAAAACCTTTAACTTAATTAAAAGTTGGTCAGATGTTACAGTTGAAAAATGGGTTAAGTTAGTAAATTTACACAAAGGTAGTAGAAGTAAAGAAGCATTAGAAACAATAAGTGCATTATCAGATATACCTAAGAAGTTAATAAATGAGTTAGGAATACAAGATGTTGCATTAATACTTACAAAACTAAGCGAATTACAAAAACTATCTAAAAGCAAGTTAAGAAGGATAATTAAGGTGGAGGATCAAGAGTTTGGTTTTCATCCTAATTTAGAAGATATAACATTAGGTGAATGGTCAGATATAGAGCATTACATAAAATTAGGTGTAGAGAAATTTATGCCACAAATTATGGCAGTTTTATATAGACCAATAGTAGAACAAAGAAATGATAAGTATAGTATTGAAGCGTATAATGGTAATATTGATGTCAGGGCAGAATTGTTTAAGAAGATGAAAGCAGAAGATGTACAAGGTGCTATGGTTTTTTTTTATCATTTAGGAAACGAATTACTGAAGATTTTGCCATTATATTTAACGCAAGCTATGACACAAATGGAGAAGGAGATAAAGGACAAAGTTTTGCAGAAAAATGGGGCTACTTTGGCATAATGTATAGATTATGTAATTCAGATATAAGTAAATTAGAAACAATAACTAAGCTGAATTTATTAGAAGCATTTACTTGGTTAAGTTATGAAACAGATTTAGAAAGTACAACAAAAGTAAAAATAAATGGTCAATAATAAAACGTATAACAACGTAATAGATACACTAAAAAATTTAGGTACAAATCACTTACAAATAAGCACAACAACAGTAGGTGATATATTTGATATAGATTTAGAAAAAAATACACTATATCCATTAATGCACCTAAACCCTGTAAACGTAACAACAAGAAGAACAGAACTTGTATATAACTTTCAAGTGTTTATAATGGACTTAGTAGAACCTGATGGTAGTAATGAACAAGAAGTATATAGTGATGTATTACAAATATGTATAGATATTATAGGCATATTAAGTAATTCTAAATGGCAAGCACAATTAGCATTAGATATTAATGCACCCGTATATTTTGCAGAAGGCGATTTTACTTGTGAACCATTTAAAGAACGATTTGACCAATCAGTAACAGGTTGGGTGTTTAACTTGGGTGTTACAGTACAAAACAGCTTCCAAACTTGTGATGTACCAATGACAGATACATTTATAGGAAAATGATAAAATTTAAAATAGGCAAATTAACAATACAACTAATACCACCGAAAATAACTTATGGACTATAATGAATTATTAGAAAAATTAGAAGCAATTAGTATAGAACTAAAAAGTTATACAGATTATCCACAGGCAGCTACAAACAATGCTAAACGTGCAAGAAAATGGAAAGAAGAAAATGGTTCAGATTGTGGTACAAGAGTAGGATGGACAAGATCAGCACAATTAGCAGATAGAAAACCAATTAGTAGAGATACAATAGCACGTATGGCTTCATTTAAAAGACATCAACAAAATAAAGATGTACCTTATAGTGAAGGTTGTGGTGGTTTAATGTGGGATGCTTGGGGTGGTTCTAGTGGTATAAATTGGGCAATTAGTAAATTAAAACAAATAGATAAAAAATAAATATGACTGAATTATTTGAATTAATAGAAAGCTATGGAATTACGCTAGTATTGTTAGTAGGTTCTTTTTATGCTTTATATCAATTCTTTTTTTTTAGTATTAGAGAGGTTAAAAAAACATTTGAAAAACACCACGAAAAAAATGCAGATAATATGCAAGAAGTAAAAGATAAATTAAATAAAATATTACAATTAATAAAACAAAAATAAATGGCAGACTTAACAACAACAATTACAGAAAGTGTTACCTTAAATGGTGCAACTAGAGGTACAACAAATGTAATAAACACAACAGGTATAGTAGATGTATTTGAACGTATATTAACTTGTGCGCATTCTAATACAACAACTGTTGCAGTATTTGGTTCTACACCTCATGCTTCAGCAGGTGCATTAGATGTAGAAAACTGTAAGTATCTTAGGGTAACAAATCTTAGTACAACTGATGATATTAAATTAGCACTTATAACTACTAATACTAATTATCAAGTAACAGTAAGAGCTGGCGCATCTCATGTATTATTTCAAGCTGAAGAAGTTGCAATAGGTGAAACTGATACATCTCCTGCATTTGGTACATTAGAAGATATTACAAGTGTACAAGTAAGACCAGCAGCATCAACAGATGTACAAGTAGAAGTATTTGCAGGACTTGTTTAATGGCACAATCTTTTGATAATATAGAAAGATATTTAGAAAGTTTTGGGAAATATGTAGTAAAACAAGCAAGAACAAATTTAACTAAAGCTAGAAAAAACGTATCTAAAGATTTATACAACTCTATCAAGTTTAAACTAAAACAGGTAGGTGCTAACTATGATGTAGAGTTTTACATGTTAGATTATGGTACGTTTGTAGATAAAGGTGTAAGTGGTAATAAGAAGATACAAGATTTTACAACTTATGATGGTAGAAGGGTAGAAAGTCCTTTTAAATACACAAATAAAATGCCACCTACAAGTATATTAGCAAAATGGGTAAGCGCAAGAAGAATAAAAGGTAGAGATAAAAAAACAGGTAGGTTTATTAGTAATAAATCTTTAGCATATCTAATAGCAAGTAAAATAAAAAGAGATGGAATTAAAAGCACGAGTTTTTTTCAAAGACCATTAGGATTAGGTTTAGATAGATTTGGTGTAGGTCTTTTAGGTGCAATTAAAGAAGATGTAATAACATCATTTAAAGATATGTATAAAACAACAGTATAATTATGGCAAATATAATATTAGAACAACAACCAAAATATAATCCATTTCCTGCTGCACAAGATGTAATATTTGCAGTATCAGAAAATACAGTAGTAGCAAATCAAACAAGAGTTAAATTTATAGCTAATGTATATGTTGATTGGAATAAAACAGCATTAGGTACTGCCAATACTTTAGTTGCTACACTAAAAACAACACCTAATAATGCAGGTGTAGGTATATTTGATCTAAGACCTATTGTAGAAAGTTTTGTAAATTCAGATAACATACCTGAACATGCAATAGACACAACATACTCTTTAATACCTGGATGGAATAATGGACAACCTAAATTTAAAGATAGCGTATATAGCAATCAAAATCAATTTCCTATACATTTAATAGACAAATACAGTTGGGCTAAACATACTGTAAAATGGTTAAAAGTTAAATTTCAAATAGAATATTTAGGTGCAGATGCAACTGAACCTAATAATGTAAATACAGATACAGATTTTTTATTTACAGGTTCATATCTTTATTATAATGGTTATCTTAGTAAACAAGATGCTTTAGATTTTGGACAATTTTCTAATAATTTTGGATGGGATTTAGAAAAAGCAGGTTTTGATTTAGCTGGTAATACTATTAGTTATATACAAAATTCAGCAACATCTAGGTTCTTATCTAATTGTCCTGCTGATCAATATGCAAGAATTGGTGATTATGGAACTATACCAATGTTTAACACAATGGATAGAAGCTTTACAACAGGTTCACCACAATCAGGTACTTGTAGAATAGATTATATAGAAATAAAAATGTATAATGCTTCAAACGCACAAATAGGTAGCACAATACAAGTTGATAATGTTAATACAACAGGTGGTTATCATAATAAAGAACCATACGCTTTGACAAAGTATTTATTTGCAGGTGTATTTCCTGCTAATTTAAGAGGCTGGAGTACAGATTTTCAAGGACAAATAAACAACATTAGTTATTATACAGTACAAGCATTTGGTGCAAATCATACCGCAGTAACAAAAATTTATAACATACACATTATATGTGATAATTCTTTTGGATATGAAGGAATAAGGTTAGCATGGTTAAATAAATTTGGTGGTTGGGATTACTATACATTTAATCAAAAGTCGGTTAGGTCAATAACTACAAGTAAACAACAATATACACAAAATAATGGTACTTGGAATAAAGCATCTTATAGACCACATGGCTTTAAAGGTGGTATGAAAAATTTTAGAGTAAATGCAAAAGAAAGACTACAAATTAATACAGATTTTTTAAATGATATAGAAAGTGCATGGATAGAAGAACTGATGAATAGTCCAGAAGTTTATATAATTAATCAATATTCAGCAGATGATACTGCTGGAATAATAAATAAATATGTAGAACCTGTAATATTGACAACAAGTTCATTTACAAGAAAGACAAAGGCAAATGATAAGCTAATACAATATACATTTGAAATAGAACGTAATAGTGATTTAAGAACACAAGCAGTATAAAATGAGTACACAACTAATATTATATCCGCAAAACTATAATAGTTATTCATTTGATAATGTACAACTGTTAAATGAATATGCTTCTAATATTACTTTTGTAACACCTGCAATAAGCACAAGTGGAATGAGTAGTGCAGGTTTGACTTGGCCTGTTACATTATCTGGTACATTACCTGCACAATTTGGTAATTTCAGATTGTTTTATACTGATAGTACAACTGCAATTTTTAGTGCTACTACAATACCTACTATAAGCACATCAGCAAATACTTTAACTTTATATTCTAGTAGTGGTACAGGTTCAAATGGTAGTTTAGCAGGTGCATATCAAAAATTAAGTGGTTTAAGTATAGGTGGTCAATATACATTAACAATAGAACATGGTGCTTTACCTGCGGGTTCTGAATTTCAAATAGGATGGCAGGGTGCAGGTATTTTTAATTTTGATGGTTTAGTTGTAGGTACAGTTAGTAATACATTTACTGCTATAAATAATTCAGGAAATACTGTAACAACTTTTGATTTTACTGCACAAGTAGCTGACCCTATAATATCAATAGCTTATAAAAACACTACAAATCAAACTATAATTATA